AACGGGGCATTCAGAGATATGTAAGCACGCCCCCCTATCGGTACATCAAACGTTATAGACTTCTTATCTGCGCTTACTGTTGCTGTGCCTCCGCCTAATGTATTCACAGTCCAATATGCGTTGCTGAAATCTTCAGTGTACGAAAAGTAGTTCACAACCTCCCGGCACCCATTAACACGGTGCTCATTGATCTGCGCCGTCTTGAGCAGGCTACCGGCAACACTATCATATACTTTGAAGGTGCCCGTACTGTTGCGGATAGCTGTACCGGCCGGATCGCCGCCGAATTTGTTTACAAGATCAAGGATGGATGGGGCGAAGATTGTATTTGACGGCCTTCCGCCGCCGCCGCCAAGCCTGCCGAGCAATCCGGGTCTGACTAAAGTTACCATAGTATCCTCACTGTGATGACCTGAAGTTTATGCAGCGCCATTGTGTTGAAGTGATCTTTATGAACTCCCAATAGTTCGCTTGGTTGGCTGCATCTTCTGTACCCGGCGCCAGAACCGGCGTAGGTAAGCCCTTATATACGGCATTAAAAGTAACAGTGCGACCTCCGGTTGCATCCTGAAAGATTAAAAATGACAGCCGAGAATTTAGAGGGGCTGCATCAGGTAATGTTCGGGTCAATGGTGCATTTATAGTAATGTTGCCTGTTTGAGACGCTACCGACACGCCAGCACCTAAAGTCAACTCAGGTGTTATTGTCGCAGCATAAGCTATAACGTTAGGAAGCAGATATGATTCTTCTCCGATAATTCTAGGGCTATTGGCTGTGATTTCATAATTTGTAGTGTCGAGTCGGAATGTACCGTTCCCTCGTACTGCTGCGAATCGGAAAGTATTACCAGCATACGATCCTCCGATAACGACCATTGCTGAATTGTTAGAAAACAGTTCGATAATATATTTCTGATTTCGCAAGGTTGTTCCGCGAATACCAATCAATGTTGCAGAATTGCTTGCGAACAGTCCGGCGCCACCGTCCATTGACCAATCGCCGTTTGCTAAATCTGTAGCAAAGACAGTCGATGTATGATCAGTCAGTGCCGTGTATGTTGTACCTGCATTATTAACCTGATTACCAATCACATAAGCCGTTGCAGTTAGCCATGCGGGCTGCGTAGGATCATTGGCTGATTCCCAATTATTCTCAAAATGCGTCCCTTCAATAACGGCACCGATCGAGTTAGAAACAGACATACCGTAAGTATCAGCCTGAATTACAGTACCGCCGAATACTTTATAGTGAGAAGGCTCAATCTTAATGCCGATAGTACCGCCACGAGAGTTAGGCTCAAGAATCGTAATATCGCCGGGGGTTGCACCAACGGTATCAATGATATGCAGATTACTTACGGCTCCTGTAGCACCTGCCATGTATGGTCGCTCAACAACATATTCGAAAGCATGCCCTTTGATTGTTATGCCTTCATTGGTATGACTCCGGCTGCTAATATCCACCAGGGCGAATTTATAAAACTTGGAACCACTCGCAGATAGTCCACCATCGAGAACAAGGTGATCAAACCCGCCCATAAAATCAATACCGAATATCTTTAAGTTTGTCCATACGTCAAGAGCAGTAATGGTAAGAATGGCGCCTGACGTTGGTGATGCTGTGAACGGCCCCAATATCGTACCATAACCCATGATAGTGATTTGATTGCCAATAGGGGTTGCTGCAATCTGCGTCATTACGGCGTTATCACATAAGAATGTTCCTTTCGGCAGAACATAAAATCCGCCACCCTGAGCAATAACATAGGAAAAGAACGCGTTAATTGGAATTGTATCGTCTGCACCGCCACCTAACGCGCCAAAGGTATGGAAGTCTATATTTTCAGATGGATCGCGAATCCATGCTGCCGAACCATCACCACCAGTAGGAACGATTGTTGTAGAATTATTGTCGGTATAAGTACCCACTGCTGCGCCCGTAACGCCTGTAAAATATCCTGATCCGAGTCCTCGCAACCCAGTGTGGCCTTGCAGATAAGTAAGACCGCCGTTAGTCACCGTGCCAGTTCTCATAATTGTAAGATTAGCAACAACGGATGTTGCGATTGGTCCTATTAACTCTGGTGAATTTACATTATCCTTTGACCAGATTTGTAACATCGTTAGCATCTTTAAGCACGAACTTGTTTTTTCCCGTAATGAAGATTTCATTCTCTCCGAGAGAATCCAGAATGATTGGATTGGTATGCGCGACTGTAAGATCAATCGTGGTATATGTATCTCTTGGATTTGTTGTGCCGGCATCATAGCAATACAGTTTCCCGCCAATTAGCAGATCAGAGTTACCATCGAATGCTTTGAAAATTGGATATGTAAATCGTGATGCCATGTGTTATCTCCTGTACAACTTTTCGTTTGCACAAATTGATCTTTTATTATATTCTAACGCCATGTTAGAAGTAGCTAGCGGAATAATTTTAGCGTTCATATTCATTTGCGCTGCCCCCGTTATTATCAGGATTGTTCCCTACTTGCTGGTTTCTATCCTCGTGTGCTGGGGCTTCTACAAGGCGTTTCATCTGGACATAGTCATTGGCTAGTTCATCTGATGTTACAGTAAGAATCCTAGCAAGATTTTCAACGACTGGCATCTTGATTTGCTCTTTACCAGCACCATAAAGAAACCTGCTTGATNCCTTGCTGGTTATAATACGACCGGCAATGTGCATATACCCTAGCATTGCTAGCAATTGCGCCTTAGCAATAATATCTCCGCGAACAATTTTTGCAGTAGTTGATGCCGCAACAAGACCGGCTCCTGCTGATTTGTTCATGCTACCGACTAATGCGATATTATGCAAAGCCTTCATGTCGCTACTTGTTAGTATTGCTGTCTCATTTCCTGTTTCGTGTAGTTTTTGAATTGTCTTTGTAAGCAATTCACCATCAAACATCGCCTGCTTTGTTTTTCTATCAACTTTGATTGCCTTGCTGATAATTTGGTCTAGGAAACCAGCCCTTGCTGCTCTTCCTCCTGCACTTTGTTTGCCGCCAAGTTGAACCATTAGTTCAATCGCACCATCAACATTCTTCCCACTCATGTATTGTGATAAAATTTGCCCGTATTCCTTTTGTTTATTAACAATCTTTGCCAACGGCGAATTTGTAATGTCGTTATATTTAGACTGTACTGTTCGCATACTCTTCTGTTCAGACTTTGTCAACAAAATGTTTAACGTTTTCTTATCAAATCTGTCAAGGTTGTTAACAATCTTTGTCGGGTCTTGCATAACTCTACCCATGAATGCTTTACGCACAGTATCCCATTGCTTTCTTGGAATTGAATTACGAACTTTCCAAAGCCGTGATACCCTGTTTGGCTGCAACAATATCGAAAGCGCCTCATCTGGTCGATCTGTCTTAAGTAATGTCTTAATAGTATCATCTTCAAACCTTTGCGACTTTGCTCTCCAGTATCTTGAATCTCTGCGATACTGACTTAGGACTTGCGGATTCTTTATTTTAACTCCTGTCTCAAGTGNATTATCTATCTTTCTTAAAGATTTTCACCGGCGATCCTGTGCGAGTTGGTTGCAGGCTCACCAATAGCATGTTGTGAGGCTTCCCATGCCCTCGTTCTTAATGCTCTGATTGTGTCTAAATCCTGTACTTTATCTAAAGCCTTAATATCTTTTATCAGCNCTGCTGTATTCTTATTCAGANCCGAAGACACACTCTTATACGTAGGGTAATGATTTATAGTTTTACCGCCTGTCGATGGGTTTATCGTGGTGCGNTTGATAGTAACCCTGCCAGTAACCGGCTTTTGATTTATTACATATGCTTTTAACACTACCGATATTTACTTTTATGTTTTCACCTTCTGCAACGGCCATCTCATCCAGTTTTGTGTATAGTGCTCCGGATGTTTTGAACGTGCTATGCTTAAGTGCCTCAACCCCTTCTTTAGCTGACTTGCCAGCCTCAAGATAGCTGATTCCATGTGAAAACTTTGCAGCCTCGCTATCAACCACTGATTTCAAATCTTCTATAATTTGAGACCCTTGCTCTTTGATGGTTTTGCCAGCTCCGGCAACAGTTCCCCCGCCAAGTTTGCCAACAACTTCTTTCTTATACGCTCGGATGGCTTTTGCCTGTTCCAATCTCTGTTTTCGTATTGGTCCGCTTAATCTGCCAATATAACCCTCTGCCTGCTCCCACATTGGATGACTAGACACCTGCCCCCTTGTTGGGTAAGTTCCCATTTCATGTGCTGCCGAAATTATAGATTGCTGATCTGGAGTCCTTGTTAAAAACCCTGATCCAGCCGCCGCACTTCCACTTTTTGATAAGATTGATCCGACACCTTGGCCAGCCGCCATCTCACCACCTTTTGCCATAGACTGTAATAAAATGCTTCCCTGACCCTCTGCTTGTTTGCCCCTTAACGCATCAACCTCTTGACCAGCCAAGTGTGCGCCTGCACCGCCAATAAATGCCCTAACAAGACCGCCCAAGAAGGGGCCACCAACTGTAGTAGCCGCACTTGCCGCAACCAACGGAGGCACCTCACCAGCCAAATCAGCAAGATCAGCCCATTCTAGCCCTGGTTTATCAACGGGAGACCATTCCGTTCCTTCCTTCCCCTTCCTGAAATAAAGATCGGACTCACCATTCGCTGTTTGCACCCTCTTTAGTTCGCCTTCAGGATATTTCTCAAGGAATTTCATTCTCTTCTCTTCGTCGAGGTTTGAAAAAGATAAATCTGCCCTCATTCCAGCGTCTAGCCCTTTATCAAAATTAACAAGCTTCAATTGGGAACCTACGTCTGCACGATAGTCCATTGCTTTTTTTTCTGGCCTTTCTGAACCGGCATATGATCTATCGTCGCCAATAATCTTCTGCTCTGTCGTGGCGAAGTCAGCATAAGGATCATCTGATTTCTCTACACTTGAAAAATCAGCATATGGGTCAGTCATTTCTTAACCCTCACGAGTCCATCGGTGCCAATAAACTTCGTACCTGACTTAATATCAGGGCTTCTTGCTTGTTCTACAGTCAATGTTGGCAAATCTGCATTTGACGATGGACTGTTTTGCTGTTCCATTGCCTTTCGGATTTAGCTCACTTTCAATGTCAGCTAGCCTCTTAGTATGTATCTGATCCAAAACGNCAAGCCTTGATAGTACGTCCGGAGCGTTGGCAAGTATCCCATTTGCCCCAAGTGCTCTCTTCTCATTCTCAAAGTCATCCCTTGCAACACGCCCTTGTGGGTCATTTGCTTTAGCATTGGCATACAGAAGCATGTTTGTGACAAGTTCGGCATTACCAATGTTAGGATTAAAGAAATTTGTTGCTATTTCAGAATCCCCATAGGTGCCTGCAAACTCAATAAAAGCCTTTCTGGTTGCATTAACCTGCTCTTTAACTCCTTGTGCAAGTTGCTTTGTTTTACCTGCAAGCCCAAGAACGGTGCTATCTGGGTTCCCCTGATCGTCAGTAAGTAATCCCCTTAATCTTGACGACAGGTCAGAAGCGTTAGTGATTGCTGTCCTTGTTTTTTTCAAGTCTCTTGCCCGAACCTTATCAACAACTGCTGGGTCAAATTCAGTGCTTCCTGTAACTGCTGTTAGCTTATCTATTTCTTTGTTATATATGTCCCTTCTAGGATCACCTGGTGGCAGCGCATCTCGCTCATCAATAAGCTTCTTAAGGTTTGTGGGCGCGGGAGTCTTTTCTTTATCAAGCCGACGTTCCTGTAATCCCAAGGATTTCCTCTGGTACTCAGTCATACCTTTTTCTTTAGGGCGCCGTACCCCGGCCTTTTCCTGAAGCATGCGAACGCTTTCTGCGGAGAGCGCACCACTATGAAAAACCTGCCTGATAAAAGGCTCTATATCAGCGTCGCCAATCCCTCGTCTCTTCGCCTCACTCCTGAAATCCTCAACTACTTTATGAACATCCTCATTGTAATTTGGGGAGTCAGGATCAAGCGCCAGATACCCACGTTTTGCAACGTCCATAAGCTCTTGGTCTTGAGCNATCCTGCGGGTACGCTCCAAGTCTTGCATTTTACCGGCTCGCAGAGACTTCTCGTAGTTATATTGATCTTCAGCCCTTGCATCAGCCTTCTGCTGCTGTTGCATCTGGTAATCTTGAAGTTTCTGCGCCCTCTGNTGGTCTTTACCAGCGTAGTAGGCAGCGACTGGCTGTGATGCGTCGAATGTTCTTAATGTCGGTAAATTTGCCATATTACATCCTGCCCCATACTCGAACCGATAGCATTCACACCACCTTGCATGGCGTCTGTCCATGCGTTTGAAGAGTTGATGTAACCACCAGCCCTTGCATTTCCAGCCTGCATTCCGTAATTACCCATTATCTGCCCTGTTGCCATCCCCTGCTGACCTATGTTTGTAGCGGTAGTCTGTCCAACCCCTGCAAGCGACTGCAATGGTTTCAGCCTGTCATAGTATCGGGATAGGAACTTGTCATACTCATTTGATGCGTAGTCCTGCCCATATCGCTGTAGCGCCTTGCCTGTAGAGCCGCTTGCGACATTGCCCATTGCTGCTCTTTGTCGCATGAGTGCTTTCTCACCCTCTGCAAGGCGGAACTGGTAGCCTGGACTTTGTGTAAACTCTCCCGGCCCTGCTTTTATAGCAGACTCTAAATTTCCAAGCGCCCGCCCTCCGGCCTGCATCCACGGAAGCATTTCCTTCCTGCTTTGTAGATACATTTCATATTGAAGTTGTGATGCTCTATCGGATGCGGCCACCTGAGCATTCGCGGCATCACTTGCCGACTTGCTGCCCATAAATCCTGATAAAAGACTTGCGCCGCCTGCAAGCCCCATCATTGCACTTACTGGATCCGGCATATTTCCTCCTTGAACTCGGAAAGAGTCTCGCCGTAAAGTCGTAGTATTGACGGTCCTACATTCTCTGCTCCATCGGCACCGTAAATTATATATGCACAATAATGCACTACGTTATAAAAGTTTGCCCTGAGCATATAGGCTTTGTTCAAATCGTTATCTTCTGCACCTTTTTCAAATTCGTTTGCAACGCGCCATTGCAGTATTGAACTCATCAGTAATGGTCTAAGCTCGTTCGCAAAGGCTGCGTAAAACGGGTTCTTCGGCAGTTCAATTAGCGAAGTTATAAATGCCGCGTGTATATCCTCTTTTGATACCGGATCGCCGTCAGTAAGGTCATCCCATACTTGAATCACGTCCCATAATTGCATGCACATGCTTACGGCGTCCTTATCGCCGATGATATTAAGTAGATGTTCTTTCAGTATTTCTCTCATATCAATACCCGTCCGTCCATATCATGTACTCAAGATGAATTGAGGTCAAGTTCACCATCACACAATCGCCGTTATAATGCCGCTTGTTACAGTAACAGTTTTGCCGTCTGCTGTTGTAAACGAGCCACTTGCCCCTGATGAACCGGAAATAGCGTCAAGGTAAGTGTCGTGGGCTTGTACTGATACCCCTACCGCAGCCGTAATACGGGCATCTGCTGCTGTGCTAAAGTCACTAACTGTTGCTGCCAACTGCGTTCCTGTATGGTTCGCCCTGTCCCTGTCGGCAGCGTGATAATGTAATACGGTATCGCCACCATCTGTTAAATCTAAATACTCTACACCTGTTAAATGCGTGTAGCCTGTGGTATTAAGGTTCTGCAAATCTTCATGATTGCGGGTTTCGATATCGGTAATGTTCGAGTTGGTTTTATCTACAATGCTCCATTTTATTGTCCCTGTTACTGGTGAAAGCCTTTCAAGGTAGTTCCGCCAAACCTTGTCAATATCACCAGTGTTCGGGTTGATAAACCGAACATGAGGAAGTTTTAAGTTACTAATTGCCAAGGGTTTCTCCTATGACGTGCGCTGAAATAAGTTTCCTCTTCAATACTGAAGTACCTGCGAACCTGTATGTGCGAACCCTTGAAGACTTTAGCCTGCGCCATATTACCCTTTTCAGGTACTTACCAATCGGCCCGAATGGTCTTATCTTTTCATTGCTCCATATCTTTCCGCCATCATCTGAATAATCCATAATGACTTCACCAGTGCCAATGCCTGTTTCCATGTGCAATTCAAGCCTTCTATGTGAAATGTTTTTTCTATCCTCATGTATTGCGGTTGCCGTGGCAGTCCACCGTATAGGATTGCCATCATCGGTATATGTCGAAGTAGACAATGAATATATCTTTCCGTTTGTCCTGTCACCAGCAATCACTGTATTTCCATTCTGGTGAATCCATGCGGCTCTCCATGCCTCGTTAAGCCCCGTCCGCTTATGCCATTTTTGAGTGGATAGGTCATACACCCATGTCGTGTCAGAGAATATCAGGACATAGAACGTATGCCCATCCTGAGCGTAAGTGTAAGCCCTTGCTGTTGACCAATCCTTATTTGCTATGTCGCGTTCAACTTTCCTTGTCGAGATTATAACAGGAGCATAACCATTTGCCTTCCTTACAAGCCCTTTATCGTCAAGCCAGAATAATTGATTCTCACCTTTCACAATCGTGAATTGAGAAGAGCATCCAATCTCAATAATCGCGCCCTGTCTCCGCTCAAAAGGAAAATCAACATTCCCTGAATTATAATACACCTCGATTAACTTTGTNCCGAAAGCCCATACCTCTTCATGGTCAGAGAACACACCAACTAGGGGGTCTGGACTCGCTTCTGTCGTGGTGAAGTCTAGTGGGTCCCATGTTGAAAAATCATTTATGCCTGATATATAAATCCTTTCCTCCTCGTTCTCTGACACAATTCCGTAAGTGTCCTGAAACGTGACTGATTCAGGGGTTATAGTTGACACGATAGGTGCAAACGCTCCGGTTGCTATCGTATATACATATCCTGACGTTCTTCCATCCACCACCATTACTTGAGTAGGATTCTCTACGAACTGGACTACCCCTGTTGTTGTTGTCAATTTTCCTACTGTTGTCTGGACTAATGCCGTATCAATCTTGTAAAGCGTATCCTTGATTACCGTCAGTAGTGATCCGTCTTCAAGAAGGTCTCCGCCCCTTGTTTCTTTCGCATCGCCAGTATCCTTGTATAGAAGAAGTCCCGGAGTTCCGATTACAGTGTACTTTGACTCTGCCCCTGAATTATCAAGCTCGACAAACATATTGACCATTTCCTGCGGATTATCAGGAGCCGATCCTTCATGTTCAAAGCTTAATTGGACATTCATCTTGTGCCCGGCTGGAAGAACACTGATACATCTTCCTCATCCCATGCTGTAATAGCCGCCAGAGCCGCTCTGGCATCTATTCCAAGCCATTGTGGTACTTGTCCAAGGTATTGGGGAGCGAGTCGTGATGCGAGCAGCGTAACAAGCGGTAATGCCCATTCTTCGGGGAAGTCAGGATTATTACTTGAAGCTTTGAAATCTTCCAATGGTCTTTTGAATGTAAGCGTCAGTGACGTGTTATTAGCGTCGCCAGTCGGCCAGCAATACAGGACTCCGTTTGCAAGTTGCGGATCGTAATAGACTTGAAGACATGGCGCTTGCGTAGCTTTGTTGGGAAGATCGAAGTATTCCTGCCTTGATACTACCCAAATCGGTACATCCTGCGCGCTTGAGTCTGTCCTGAACGCGTTAGTAAGCCTTAGTGGCCGTGGAGTATTGATATTAAGACCTGTCCCTACTGTGTACGATTCTGTTCCAGGTGTAAGTGTATGAGTTATATTAGTCGTTACCCACAAGTTTGATTCTGTTGCGAGGAACTTGGTGAGCATATTCAGCATTCTTCGCGCAGTCGCATAATCAGCGGCGTCTATTGGCTCTTCCGGGTCATACTCGCCAATCATCAAAAGGGCGTCCTGAATTATAGAGGATTCAGTTGTCGTAAAAGTTGCACTTCCGCTAGTAGCCATTACAAATCATCCTGTGTTACCGGTGTGGTAATCATTACGGGAGCAGATGGTGGACGTGCGATATCCACCGCAATCTTCTCTTTAATTCCACGCATAAACTCTTGTGGATGTCTTGGCTCCCAATCCTTCTTGCAAACCATTAGCCCATCCCAGCGCCTTCGCATTTCTGAACGCCTATATTCCAAACCGCAAGAGTCACATACAAGCCAGTGATCGCCTGGCTTGAAAGATTCCCCGGTATGGGTCTCTCTCATTTAATTCTTCTTGCGAAGCACGAGTGTTATGTCATACGTTGCGCCTGCAAAGGCTCCGGCTGTACTTAACAGGATATTACCTGTGCTTCCAGCGTTCACTGGATCGGTTAATCCGCCGGCTTCCTTATAGTTCACGTATCCATAACCTGACATCTTCGCAGCAGGGATATTAGTAGTCTCATCAAAATATAAATCAACATTAGTAAATCCCTGTACATCCCACTTGATTTCTTCGATTGTAAAATAACCAGTAACTTGTGGCGCGTTCGGTCCTGTATAGGAAGCGCTTGCAACCTTGGCAACCAGAGCCTCTCCTGTACCGTCAGAGGCATTCAGAAGTTGTAGCACAAGCTTACTGTCGCCATTAAAAATTACGTTTGTCTGGACTGCATCAGCCATATTGGTCTCCTATTGAAGAAAGGGGCCGAAGCCCCAATCAGTTATTATGGCTGTTTAGCCCAAATACCGCGAGCGGCAACTACCTGCCATGCCACAACTCCGTCAAGGCTTGCCAATGTAACAAAGTCGCCATGTTTTGCTGTCGCCTTTGTGTTGATCAAGTCCTTATTATCAGTGGAACTTCCTGCATAGGTAATGCCGTCAAGCGCCGCCGGACTGATATTCAGTGCAGCCGTACCGTCAGGCGCCATATTCACGAACGTAACGGTATTGCCGATAGCGATTGAAGGTAACGTATAAACAATACCGTCAAGTGTTGATGTGAAAGTCTTGCCAGAATCAGTGGTTGCTACGACTGTGTAATTGGCTGTTTTGGCTACTGCCTGGTCATCGACAACGAACGTGCCGACTCCGTTTGGAAAGTTTGTTAAACCCATTTTGCTACTCCTCATGCCCTGCCGAATCTAACGGCAGCTTACCCATTCAGGGACATTATTGTTAAAGTGATGGGGGCGATTAAGCCCCCACCTAGTTTACACGCCCGGACTACCGAACAGTCCTCGCCAGTCGGCCCATCCGACACCGAAACGGCATGAAGATTTCATCTTCGCATTCTCCGTATCGAAATCGTTGTCCTTGGCAAATTCGACTGCTCGCCGAGTCTGGTAGATCAAGCCTTCCTGAGCGTTGGTTTTCACAAACCACTGCTTTGGATCAGTCAGGTAATGATTTACTGCGATACCGTCTGGTAGCATTCCGCTTGCACGAAGCGCATTTACATCGTTGTTTGCAGTTCCGGACTGTAACGATGAGCGTACAATCCTTGTTGCATCAAATACCAGCTGCGTAGGTACAATCAGCTTCTTGCCGATGAGTGAGACTTTCAAACCCTTTGAATCGGTTGCATTCATGATCTGGATGCAAATATCTTCAAGGGCAGCCTCACTCAAGTCAGCAGCGACCGCCAGAATGTTACTCTGGTTGCCGTTAGCTTCCGGATGTGCTGTGCTACCAAGTACAACTCCATCACCACCAGTATAGCCGGCAGTAATGAACCTGTTCAGGACGTTTGCAGCGACATTCTCCTGAGTTTGACGCATACTGAATGCGAGGTGTCCTGCAACGCGTGTCGCAAGATTCTCGTATTGTCCGTCTTCAATGGCTTCACGGGTAACAATGCCGCCAAGTGCATAAGTGACATTGGTAATCCGTGATGTGTAACCCTGCTGAGTATCTTCAAAGCTGATCGAAGCCGCTTCACTCTTGACAGGGGCAAGGCCCATGCCGCGATACTGAACGCGCTCTTCATAGCTCTTATCAGAACCCTGCATATCGAAGCACTGAGAAAACTCCTCCGGATGCTCCGAGTAGGTATGACCAAAGTGTGCTTTAACACCCGGCCATAGTTCTTTAGGATGTGAACCTGTTGAAATCGTCATTGGTTATCCTCCTATGCCGCTGTAACGCCAAGGAATCGACCCGTGGCATTCTCAATAGTGTTAAGTAACACAAGGAACTCTGCGTTTACTGCCAGAGTATTATCTTCCCGTTCAAGTACACTTACTACATGAAGAGGGAAATTCCGCGTGGTACCGGGAGCGGTCGTTGCGCCCAAATCCATCTCAAAGCCTGAAAGCCCTGTAGATGTACTACCAGCAGCGGTTGCGATCAATACTGCGTTCTGCCCAGGAACCACCTTTGTAGGTGTAGTCGCACCTTCACCGCGAACTGAAAACAGCACCGACGGNTCCATACAAACATTTGCATAGCGCCCGGTTGATGCCGGATTGTAGTTCAGGGTCAGGTCGGTTGGCAGTGGGTCAAAGCTTGTAATAACGCCTCGAATCAGAGTGCCAGCAGTACCTGCTGATGCGATTATCGTTGGGTGATAACCAGTAGTGTCTTTATTTGCCAGTGCGGTATCCAGAATAACCGGATCACCAATGAATAGCGCCGTTGCATAATTTGCAGAAACGTAACACTTTACAGTGATACCGTTCCACGGTGAACCATCCATATGGCGCACAGGGCGTAGGCCGTAGCCACCTGTTGCATTTGCCATGTCGTACTCCTATGGAATAATTTATGAAGCCTGTATCTTGGCCTCTTTAACGTATGTCCCGCCTAAATCAGATGGGATATTGTGGTCTTTCGAGCCTTTTGGCTTTCCTGCCAAAATTGCCTCATCCACCATACTGTTGACCTCTTCCTTTGCTCTTTGGTCTTCCTCATAAATTTCCTTATAGGTTGCCATTAAATAGGCATCTTGGCGCGATCCGCTCTCTTGAGAGCCTACTCTACGCACAATATGGCCGTTGTCATCAACCATCGACTTGCCAAGTCTGTCGCCTTCCTCTGCTTTAACAAATTCGTATCCGCGCTCTTTGAGATCCATGATGTTGCCGCCGTGGTCGTCATCGTTGCACCACCTTGGAACCAGTCCGTTCCTGTCAAGCCTTTCTCTGACAGTCTTCGGGATGTCCAGTTTCATGCGCTGTTGCCCGAGCGGGACTCTCTCGCGTCGCAATTTACGCGATTTTTTCCTCTCGTGATAACCTTCCTGATCTTGCTTCCTTTGTTCTTCCGTCGATCTTCTTGATGTCATTCATTGTACGCCTCCAAAAATGCTTCCTTCGTATATTTATCGCCGGAGGCTTTATACTTTGCTTCCAGTCTGGTGAACTGGTCTTTCGCAGCCTTGGGCAGGTCAGCAAACTTCATCTTCTTGCCACCTTCCGGTTCGCCTGTTCCGGAATCAACGCTCTGAGCCTCTTCCCGCTTTGCGTTCTTGAACTTGTGCGGGAACTCTTTCTTGATCCGCTCAGTCACCTTGTTAAACAACTGCTCTGGCTCGATTTTATTATCCTCTGAAAAGATTTCTTCGGCAATGAAAATCGGCATTCCTTTGAAGTACAGAATCGTCATCATACCACGTATTCTTCTTTGCCCATTCCTCAAAAACAGGGTTTCCTGCTGGTTCTTCCTTTGGTTTTTCCGGCTCTTTCAGGTTAAGCCGTTCCTTCTTTACTTCCTGAAACTTCTCTGAATCAGCCTCATCAAACGCTTCTAATTCCTTTTTGTCAAGCTCTGCGAGTTTGGCCTCATACTCAGACGTTGCTTGTTTGTATGCAGATTCGGATGCTTTTTTCTCCGCTCTGGCTACTGCCTGCTTGTTGGATTTTGTTGCAATCTTCAAGTCTGCTTCGAGTTTATCCATCCTGTCTCTAATGATCGGGATGATATTCTCACCACGCTGGACAAATTCATCTGCCGGGCGCCATCTATCCGGATCACCCTTCCATTCGTCCTGTGGAACCCATCCCATCTGGCTGGCTTTTTCGTTTACTGATTCTTCTTCACTCATTTATCTATCCTCGCTACGATTTCCTTGTCGTTCATTATCCTGTAATCGGCACCATCCTTACCAATGGATGTTGTGCCTGCATACTTGTCAAATAGAACCTCATCACCGACTTTAGGCTTTAATCCCCAATCAGGGTCTTCAAAGGCAAGATAGCCTACCGCAACAATTACACCGTATGCGTTACCGTACTTCTCACGCTCCAAGACCTGTTCAGGCATTACAATGCCACCTTCAGTCATCTCAGTTACTTCCTTGGGTTTTACTACTACCTTGTACTCAAAAGGGGTTATCCCTGATGTGTTCATTCATCTTCCTCCATGTTTATTATTTCCTCTATCTCATCATAGCGGCCTTTCAGTTCCGCTAACTTTTCCGGTATCCTGTCTTTATCCGGGTACTGCGCTAACTGGAGGGCTGCCATTTCCAGTTCCCGCTGCTTCTCCCTGAGTATCTTGAACACCGGCTTGCTTCGCTCTTTCCATTCCTCTATTTCGCTCATCATAACTCCGCGTAATAGCTTCCAGTTCCAACTGGTACTGTGCTAACTGGTCGCCTGCTTCCTTTGATTCTGCATTTGCTATTGCTTCCATCGCCCTTGCTAGAATATGTTCGATTTCAGCCGCCTTCTTCTTGTTGTCAACTGCTTGCGCTTCAGCCTTCATGTCAAGTTCAATCAACTTCGGATCAGGCGGTGGTGCCGGCCTCTTCTCTGGTGGAACGATGAGTGAATCGATATTGCCGAACTCGTATGCCTCAAGCCAACGCCTGTCTATCTCATCCGCATTAAATGATGGGTCGCCTTTCCTCTGAAGCAAAACCTCCGCCTTGGCCTGTGCTTGTTCAGTGTTGGCCATTGCCGGGTCAGCTACCAACTGAAAATTTGTTCCATCATCCTGGAAGTCACCCTGAAATACATTCGCATCCTCATTCGTATCAAGTACCGAATAATATGTTTCCGGGTCAAGGTAAATTGCGTTCAAGTCGGCAATCTTCTCAATTTCTTTGCCAAGTGCGCGGTAAATCCTTTTGAATACCGAAGAGAAAATCTTCTGCCCTTCTGCAATTCTCAATTTCGATGTGGTGGCTTTTTCGTTGCTGACTGCGCGCCCTGAGTGAATATCCTGTACGCCTGCAATATCCTTGGATGATGTGATGAGAAGGCCAAGGATATTAAACAATACCGCTGACGGGCCGCCCGCAGTCATAGGCATCATGGCGTCCTGAATCCTTGTCATTCCAGTTGGAAGTTTCAGTTTCGCGAACTCGCCCATTTTAACCTCGACTGGTCCACGCTTGTTCTTGACGCTCACGCCATCGACTACAAAGCCGGAATTGCTTGCTACGTTCGCCCAAGTTCCTGCGTCGATAATCTGATTGATTATGGTTGAGATTGAATCATTGATCGGCCCGACTATCTGACCAAGACCTACATCGTAAAAGCCTCCGTCTGGTGATGGGATGAAGCTGTACTTGGTGAAATAATCTATCTTTGTTATACGCACTACTTTCAGATTCTTTTCGCCCATAACTTCGGATAATGGGTAAACATATGTTCCTCGCCTTACCTGAATACCGTCTTCCATGAAGTCAGCGCGAATCCTTACGACCTTTCCAGAGTCTTTGTGCACTGTTACGCACCAAGGCTCTTTGTAGCCGTCATCGTCCAAATCAAGAAGGCAATGCTGTTCATAGAATTCCTGTAATGTCTGGTCTTCCTCGTCTGTCTCGTTGATATGAAGATTAGTATCATTCCACAAGCCCATAAGCTGACGCTCTTTAATATACTGCGGGTGCATCCAGAACCTATGGGTTATTCTTGGGCATGAATCGAACGCCTTTGTTTTGTAGTGGACAATTAAATCTTCCGGCCTGATCCATTCAGAAGTGTTTGTTCCAAGTTCAGGAGAAAAGTATGTCTTCTTGAATTCGCATCCTTCAATCGGGAGAGCGAGTAAAAGCCTGTCCATTCCCTCTTCCCACCCGTGCATTTCATGAAGTAACTGGTAATTCAGGTAATTCGACACTCTGGATGCCGACTTCATCTTTGAACCGTCTGTGTCTTTGCCTGTGATCTTTGCTTTTACGATATTGTTGCCTGAAAGGATTGCCGGAAGTGTTCTTGCGTGAAAAGCTAATGCGGCTACGGTAATTGCAGGATATTGAACATTTGATGAATCGGGCCACGGAAACGTCTTTTCTTCAACGACTTGAAGGGCCATGTCCATCGCTTTTTTGCTTCTTTTCAGCCATTCTTCTCTCGAAGCATCATCACTCTGAGTTAGCCTTACAACGTCCTGCCCTATCTTTAGAAGCCTCTCGCCTTCCAGTTGGACATTCTGCATTTTCATAAGTTCGAGAATTTTCATTTAATATCCCGTTGTCGCATTGCGCTTATATTCATGCTCATAATAATCCTCATCGTCGTCATCTTCTAAAAACGTTGGTTCAGCAAACCTCTTTGAACAATACGCATATCGCGTTGCAGCCATTAAATCGTCACCCTCTTTCACAATATCGCCGTCTTTCTGGTAATACTGGCGGAACTCTTCAAACCATTCTGTCTGATTTGAAAATACCTTAAACTTTCCAGCCACCATCGCAGTAAAGATGGCGGTTAATCCGGCTTTAACGCCGTTACCACCGGAACCTTCCTTCGCGCCGGGTGCAGGCGGGTTGGAAAACTTCAATGGTAGCATGTTCGCGCCTACATCGGCATACTGCTGCTTGTATGAAACACCTGAACCACGATCAGATACAAGCCCGTCATGCGGCCATGCAATGGGAACATTACCTATTCTTTGCATATAAAGCCAGTGTTCCGGAATAGGGCGCCCTGATTCTCTGTATGTGTCATAGACGTATGCTACTTCTGTCGATGGGTCAATNGCAATAGATACAAGTGCAGTTGGATGCCCTTCTGAACCTGAACCGGCGAAGTCTATGCCCGCAATCCTTTCCCATGTGTCTGGAATTTTGAACGGGTCGCACATTATCTTCGACTCGCCTATAGGCCATACAAGACCGGAACCCATAACAGGAATACCCTTTGACCTCATTTCCCGCTCGTAAGGCAATAATCCGTTTAGCGTCTGCTGCTTTGTTTCTTCGTCCAAGTGAGGCGCATCATCCCATGTCGCCGTAATCATCGCCTGCCCTGCACCAATCTCGTTCTTCTCGAACATTCGCATGATCTGAGTCATACCGTTCTCAGGCGTGGCTGTCATGGTTGTGATACCCTTCTTTCTTAAAGTCGCCCTTAAACACTGCGAATATATGTCATAAGGCATTTCTTCATCGCCCCACACATAATCGACACCCTTACCCATCCATGCGTCTTTTCCCTGCTCGTAAGCCTTAAAAACTATCTTCGCCCACTTACCGCTTGTATGCTTAACTAAAACGCTCTGTAAGGCGTCTGGGATGCCGTGATACTTCGTTTGCCTGCCTATAAGGTGCTTGGGTATCGCACCATGCCCGAAATCGTCCTGATCGCCAGCCTCACCCAACAACTCACTCTGGCATAAATCACGGGTATTCGGAATGGTATTACCACCAACCCAAATTATAGGTGCATGGTCTATCCTCTTGCCTTCCCAATCATCCGGGTAAAGTCCTGTAGCATGATAAGCAACAGCCTTTGCACCAACATATGTATTATGTGTAACGGTGCAATTCGAAATCAAATATGTACTGTCTTTGGTATCAACAGAAATACAAACAGCCTCATCAAAACCTACCTGTTCTATTCTCCTGATAACACGCTCACGTTTATTTCTTGGGCTATAAACTTGTTTGACTGCCTTCCTTTCCAAATTAAACAGCCGTACATCAGTAGTCCAAATGCTTACCTTCCACGCATCTGTATATTTTCTCGACCCTTTATATACCCATGTTGCTTTTTTGTATTTTATTGAGCATCTAATTCCTAATGAATTGCATATTTCTACAACATCATTCGCCAACTGTTCAGAACATGATGTAAATTCACAGTTACTACCAGCCGCATGCCCGTCAGTATCCATAAGTCCGCGTAATACCTCTAGCCTTTCAGGTGAGTATTTATACAAATCAGGAACAAATTTATGAATTGATTTCTTACCGTATAATCCAAGGCGTCTCAAAATGTTTGTTACATCATTAGTGCTTCCATTTCTTACAATAAAATGCTGGATACCCTTGCTTTTAACGGACACCGTATCAGGCAACACAAGCGAGTTCTCCAGTCCGTCCCCGTTAGTGAAGCCAACNCCTTTGAGTTAATCCACCATCACCAAGAAGCAATCCTAAAGTGTATGCGTCTAATGGTAATTTTTGTTCATTAAATGAAACAGGTTCAGTGATAGGTATGCTATACCTTTTCGTAGCCTTGGGTTCACTTCCAACATGCTCCATAATGTTAGCAAGTGTCTCTACTTTCCATTCACCATATCTGCTACTGGTTTTTCTGAATCTTTCTTCCGGACCTTTACACCGCCATTGATGCTCTAAACCACAATCTACAAATGTACCGTCATCAAAGTGAATCCTGTACATCTCCTTCTTACCCTGTGGATAATACCCCCTTACGTGCCCTATCCCACCTGATGGATCACATACGGCATCACCGACAGATAAATCACCTATTCCAACCCACCCGTCAGGTGTCAATACCGGTTCTGTTATGCGTACTTCCTTACCTACCTGGTTAGCGCAGCGTAAAAGTATCTGCGAAGCCAATTCACCAAATGAATCGCGCGCGTGTAAGAAATCCTTCTGCCAAGGGTACGGCTTGAAATAGGAAAGCGTATTTTCCTCTCGCCTTCTGTTTAGTTCTGCAAGTATCTTTCCTGCCGCCTTAACGTCACTCATTTTTCATCCGTATCAATTATAGCATGATCCTTTATCACCTTACTCTGCGGCTCAAGCCGTAATAAAATGTTGCAGTTGATATTCGTATGCAGATTCCTTTCACCAGACTTGCCCCTCCATACTATCTTCGGCGATAACGTATATGCGTTCTCTCGACCTGTCTTTAATGTGAAAATGTATCCGTGATCCTCAAGAAACC